CCGGCGATCTGGGCGAAGGTCCGCCCAGTCTTGTCACGCGCGGAAATGACCGCAGCCGCTTCGATCGTGCGCATCACTCAACTTTTCTTTTTCATGGCTTCGCCGACTTCGGCGACGTAGCGCATCAGTCTCGTGATGGGCAGCGCGGCAACGACCGCGATCTCACTCGGCCGGCCCTGTCCAAGGCGGATGAGCAACCGCGCTGCCATAGTCAGTTTCCCGGCGTAATGTCCCGAAAAAACATCTTGACGCCAGCCACCATGTTGCGGGCATCAGGCAGGCTGCCTTGGGCACGTAGCGCCTCCGGTGAAACATCGCTGAGGCGCTCGACATAGGCCTTGATCGTCACCATGTCGTCGGACGGAACGAGGGCATTACCGCCCGATCCGAAGACCAGTGTCGTCGGGTCGCCCAGATCCATGAAGTCGCCATAGGTCGGGACTTTCAGAATCACAGCATCACGGGCGCCATCCGCCGTCTGCACCGGCTTATCGAGGGTGACCCGCACACGGCCGTCGTCGAGACGTTCGACTCTTCCGCTCACAGCCCGACGCTCCGATACTGCGACGTCTCGGTCGACATGCCGGAGACCTCGCCCGTCGAGGCGTTGACCGAGACGGTGCCGACAACGAGCGCGTTGGTCCAGAAATGCTGCTTGCCGACATCGACCTCGGTAGCGGTGACGTTGATGCGGCAACCCTTCAGCGCCGCGACCCAGTCGACGTCGCAGGGCGCGCGGAACGAGAACGAGGCCCGATAAGGCTTCGGCTTCTTGATGCCGGAGACCGTGCCGTCGTGGTTCGACTCGGCACTGGTCTCGAAGTTGAACGGCTCGTAGGTGAAATCGCCGGTGACGCTCAGGCGGATGCCGTTCGCCTCGAGTTCGATCACGCCGCCATGGCAGCACTCGGTCATGGGTCTGTCTCCTCAGAGGGCGCGCTCCCCTCCCCGCCGAGGGGAGGGGTTGGGGGTAAGGGGAATACTGGTCACACTTCGCGATATTCGAGGAACGCCGTGACGTTCGCGGCAAAGACGCGGAGCTGGTTGACGACGTCGACCGGCAGATAGGCGTTGACCCGGTCGGCATTGTTCGGGTCGCGCACCACTGTGACGAACCTGGCGAAGAGGTCCGCCTTCTCGACGACGCCGAGGCCGACGAGCTCCTCGTAGAGGTGAATGAGCGTCGCCTTGATATCGCGCGGCGTCGTGATCTGGGCAACGCCGGCCGGGTTCTCGTCGGCGAGCGCCTGGCGGCCGTGCTTGGCCGAAACACCGGCCCGCACATAGCGGGTGAAAAAGACGAGCTGCGCCATCGTCTCGACATTGCGGAACGTCGCATCCGGCGAGCCAAGGGCACCTTCCTGATAGGTCGTCACCACCCGGTCGATCTGCACCTGCCCGTCGACAGTGACCGTGTAGCCAGAGATACCGTCCTGGTAGAGTGCCTGGCGGTCCGGCTTGTCCCACCACAGCGCCCGGTCGGCAGGCGGCCGAACGCCGAGCAGTTTCAGCGTCTGCAGCGGGCGCGAGAGCTCCGGCGCATCGGTGAGGTGCGCCTGCGCCACCGCGCCAAGCGCCGCAGCCCATTCCCATGGCGGCGTCGGCGAGGCCTGCGAACCCATGATCGACACGTGCTGGTCGTTGCGGCCGTCGCCGAGGGCAACCAAGGCCGACAGCGTGCCGAAGCCCGCCGAGAAATAATGGCCGTAGAGCTGCTGGTACGGCGACCAGCGGCCGGCCGCATCGTCGAGAAAGCCACGAACCGTATTGAGCGAGGTCGCATCGGTATAGGGCGCGGCGAGGAAGTCCGCTTCGTCATCGCCGAGATTGGCGAGAGCCGCGGCAAGATCGGGGATACCAGTGCCGCCGGCCATGGCAACCACCGTGACATGGCCGACAAGGCCATTCGGCTCGTCAGCGGGCACGCGGATGAGGATGGCATTGCCGATCTCGCCGACATGACGCGCCGTGATGGTGACGACCGCCGTCGCCGCGGCCGCAGTCACCGGGACCTCGGCCGCATTGACCGTCGCCGCGATCTTGGTCGCGATGTCAGCCACAGCGTCGGACGCACCGATCTGGAAGGTCATCCGCTTGCCACAGATGTCGAGCACGCCGACATTGGCCGCGCCAGGCGCCGTGTTGACCGTGATCGTGCCATGCGCCGCGTTGCCGGCCGGATCGGCCAGCGGCAGCATCCAGATGGGCGCCAGGCCGGCGTTGCGGCGGGCGATCTTGTAGGCGGCCACCGCCATTGAGCCAACGCCGAAAAGCGCGCGCGCCTCGCGCTCCGACTGGATCGGGCCGGCCAGCGTGCCCGCCGGCGCCGTGCCGGCGCTCGTCCTCTGCATCGCAAGCACCAGCTTCGACTGCCCCTCATAGGGAGAGCCACCGGAATTGATCTCGGCCCAGAAGAACGGAACGAGGGTGTTTTCGGGGATCGCATTGAAGGCGACGGTATTCATCGGTCACTCCTCCGAGGGGGTGGCGTTGGCGACGGCTTCCGCCGCTGTTTCGGTTTTCGCCGCGCGGCGGCTCAAGGTCTTTGCTTTCGGCGCCTCGGTGGCGATTTCGACCTCGCCGTCCCGCGCGCGGCGACGCCAATAGGCAGCGTCGGCGACCCACTTGCCCGTCTCGGGCAATTTCTGGCGGAATCCCTCTTCGACGTCGGGCACGCGAAGAGGCTCACCCGCGGCATCGCGCACGGGCGTCACGTAGATTTGCGGCATCGCATCAGTCCTCGGTTAGCCCTCTCCCGCCGGGGGAGGGTCGGGAGGGGGGAAAGCCACATCCGCCACGACGGCGGGCTCGTCACCCTCCCCGGCATAGGCCGCCGGCGGACTCTTGGCATGAATGGCGAGGCCGACGCCGGCAAGCGGCACACCGAACATCGGCGACGGAGCGAGTCCGGCCAGTTGTGCGGCGATGAGCCGGCCATGCGAGCCTTCCGGCAGGGCCTCGGCCACGGCACGCAGCGGCTGCGGCAAACGATCGAAGCCGGTCGCGCCCGCCGCCACGCTGGCATAGCAATCGGCCCTCGCCCTGATGGAATAGGTCAGCGACCGGCTGGCGAGCCGCGTCGCTTCTTCCGCCGACCGATAGGGCTCGGACGTGATGCTCATCACGCCGAGGCCTCCGGCGTTTCGGAAAATCGCCCCACTCTCACCCTCGGCGAGGGCATGGCGCACTTGCGCCTCCAAGAGATCGAGATGCGCCTCGATGGCCGGGTCGGTGTCGAGCGTCAGCACACCCTGGCCGGCACGACGCACCACCGACAGTTCGAACGCCAGTTCGACGGTGCCCGGTGTCAGGTCGCCGCCGGCGCCGCTGCGCGTCTCCGCCGCGCTTTTTTCCGTGTAGACAGCCACAATCGGCCGCCCTTCCTTGTCTGAGAGGTCATCGAACGCGGCAAACGCCGTGTCATAGACCCGGCCATCAGCGAGCGTCGGCCAGACCGGTTCGTCCGCGCCATACTGCGCGAACGGCGCCAGCGCCTCGAACGCAGCGAGACGAAGGGCAAGACGCGAGAGCATCAGACCGCCTCTAGATGCAATATGGTCCGCGTCGTGCCGCGTCCGGCCGGGCCGGCGATGCGATAGGTTGTTCCGTCCGGCACCGTCAGCCTGTCTCCTGCACGAACGTCCTTGCCGTCAAGGACAGCGGTCGCAACGAAGGCAACCGTTCGGACGCTGCGATGTCCGGCATGCCGGGCATCAGCTTCTCGCCAGTTCGCCGCGCCGCGGCCGCTCTCCACCGCCGCCGTTCGGATGATCAACGGTAAAAAGACAGACCAGCGATCAGGGTCTGGCTCATCCGGGCTATTCGGCGTCGGCGCGCGGTAGGGCAGGATTTCGACGTCGAGCGTCGCAAACACACCGTCTACGGCATCGGTGACCTGTCGGCGGATAGCATCGGCGGGGGCGGTTTGCATTTAGGAGGAGCCCTCCGAGGGCTGGTCGCCGAGGGGCAGCGAGGTTTCCGGCGGCGAGGCAACGAGGGCAACATCCACAGCCTTCTCCTCGACCGGTTCACTGCGGGTGACAACCGCTTCCGCGAGACGTTCGACGATCAGGTGCTCGCCGTAATCCGCCGGCAGACGCACCGTCTCGCCGCGCGATCCGACAGCCTGCCGCGCCACGCGCACCACGTCATCCGGAAAGATGACAGTGGTACGCAACACAAACTTGCCAGTCTTGGCCATGCGATTCTCCTGTTGCAATCCCGAGGCCGCTGGCCTCGGGACGACCTATTGAACGCGGCGGTCAGGTCAGCGTCAGCTTGCGGAGCGTGCTCGGCCTAGTACAGAGAGAAATCGCATTCATCTGCACCTGCAAGTCCCGCCCCTTGTTGAACGGCTTCTGCTCCTGCTTGACGTAGAACGGAAGGCCGATCGTATTGACGGTCTCCTCGTAGTCGGCCGGCGCGAAGCGGGTGATGAACAGGCCCGGAACGCCCTTGACGATGACGCGCGCTTCGTCGGCGGCAATGTACGGCGCACCGAGGGCGGTCGTGGCCGCCGAACCGGTGCGATAGCGCTCGAAGGTCATACTGCCGAACTCGAACACATCCGGCGTCGCCATGCGCAACTCGACCGCACCGGCATGCGACAGCAGCGTCTCCTTGACGCTCTTGTGCCGCCACAGCGCGGTGTGGAAATCGCGGCCCGTATAGACGTGAAGGCCGTCATAGTTCGCATCGAGCGAATCCTCGATGGAATAGCGCACCGAGTCGACGAGCTTGCCGACATCGGTCGCATCGACATCGAGTTCGAGCGAAACGGCCGCCGGGATCGCGATGCCGAAGCGGGTATAGAGGTTTTCGAGGATCGCGCCCGACTTCGTCGCCACGATACCCTTGATCGCACCGACCCGCTGATGCTCCAGCGTCATCGTCAGATCCTGGGCATGACGGCGGGCCTTGCTGTTCACCCGGTCGAGAACCGTCTCGAGGTCACC